ATTCCGTAATGGTAAGGCATAAGCAAAAAGTCTCTTAATATATTCTAAACGCAGTCTGCCCTAATGTCTCAGGTTTTGCCAAGTTAAATTGTTGCAGACAAAGATAACCAAAAGCATCAAACGCATGATCCACACCCAAGTTCTTATTAGGCAATCCAGTATTAGGTGCATAAGTTAAAGTCCTTAACGCTTTTATCAATTCTTTACAACGAGGATGTATTAAAGTCCTTCTATCGCCATTGGCATCAAACAGGGCAGTATTAACAGCAGTAATCTTATCTCTGATCTTCCACGGGCTTCTAGGACTCATAACAGTAAAACCAGACCTTCTAAGTATTGTATGATCCGTTACACCAACTCCACTTGTCTTTCTTGCACTTCCAGTAGGGTCTGGACAAGCAATGATTCTACGGTCAACTCCGTATCTCCTTGTAACCTCTTCTGCAAAATCCCATGTAGTAGCACCTCCTGTAAGCATAATCTCATCAAAAACATAAAGCGTATCATTATGCTTCACAGCACAGATTCCCGCCATAGGGTCAACGTTAAAATCCAGCCCAATTAACAAAGGAAGCATTGATAAGTCTTTTGATTCCTTATCAATATTTTCATCAGCAAAGCTGACAGCAACCAATCCAGTTAAATTCTCAAAACTAGCCTCAAATTCCTGTCTGAATGTCCTCGCATCCAACTGCCCCCTGGCTGCCTCAACCTCCTCTTTCGCTACATTACCCCCCTCTACTGTAGTAAAACTCCACCTTTGCCAATCATCCCACTCCTGTTCACCACAAAAACACCACATATCATAAAACCAACTCGCAGTTCCATCAGGAGTACTAATAAACAGTGCCCATCCCTGTTTATCAGCCAATGCAGGTCTAATAACTTCAGCCCATACATCTCTATCCATAAATGCCGCCTCATCCAATACAACACCAGCAAGACTTCTTCCCCTCAATGCCATAGCATTTTCAGTTCCCTTCAACTCAATACTCGAACCATTTATCAAATCCAGTCTCAAATCTGTCTCATTCTTACTCTTAACCCACGTTCTAGGTGTCAACCTCTTTAATTCCTTCCATGCAATATCCTTCGCCATCCTATATGTAGGAGCACAATAGAAATAAACCTCCCCAGGTCGATTAATTGCTCCTCTCAACAACTCAATACAAGAAAGGTATGATTTACCAAACCTCCTGCCAGCAACAAGCACCCTGAATCTCTTCTCACTATTAAACACCTCACCCTGTGCATACCTTAAACTGATCTCATTTAGACTCATTTATACCTTTTTTACATAATATTACTCATTTTCTTTCGCATTTTACACTTTTAAAGCTATCATCAAAATATTAATACCCTCATAAAACAAGTTCGTGGCTGAATCTTTCATTAACAACTTAAATTACGACCTCCCTGCTCCT